GAGACTCTATATCCAAGAAAAGGGTAAACTTATACACGAGTCTCAGATACCTATTGATCGTATGCGAGATTATACATGGTTAAGAGAGAATGATATAGTAGAGTGTATGTATGTAACATGGGAAACTGGTCCTTTATGGTGGAAACCCTTAAAAAAGAGAACTGATAAAACATTTCCCAATAGTCGCAGAACTTTTTACAGAACTCTGGTTAATATCAAAGAGAACATTCAGATGAAGGAGTTTTTAGATTGTAGACCAGGACGTAATGATTATCTTCTTTAGGTAATTCGGTAATTTTACCTAATGTATCATCGTCTTGAATAAACCACTCGTTACCGAGTTTACACATAGACATGTAATGCCCACCCCATTGAATACCTTGATGAATTATAGATCCCTGTAACTCGTATCCTAAATTTAAATGTGTATCAATTTTCACCCGACTTTTTTTGTCGAATGAAATGAGTAATATCTTTGGTTTTTTAGAAATTACCCGCCGTGTTGTAGCTACATGATGTTTTTTACCGTTATCATCTACATATCCTTCCACTACATTCCATTTGTATCCTTCTTCAATCATTTGATTTACACTTTTTATTTCCTTGTCCATGTTTAAAAAATGAATACAAAAAGGTGTTTTTAAAACATTCTTACTCGCTGGTGATATTGTAATTTGTGACACTTCACCATATAATAGTTCTTTAATTATAGGATAATCTTTCTCAAGTATATCTATAATACATAATAAAGCGTCCTGAGCGTCGTGAGGTTCACCAATCGTGAATCTTGGGAACGTTTTTACGAATTCGTTTAATAAGGGTGTGAGTGTAAATACTTTTACTTCACGTGTAGAAAAGTATACGTGTATGATATGTTCATATATTTTTGTAAATGTACATTCACCTTCATATTTATTTTTCAAAATATGTACTGATACATCATGTATATGTAGAAGTGTTTGTATAGCTGAATTAAAATAGCACGTATTTCCAAGATTTGCGAAACCGTGCATCTAAAAAAAGTGTATAAAAAAGGCTTAAGAAGAAGACGCGTTATATAAGTGTAAGTAATCAAACATGAACGTTCATAAAATATGCGATGTTATTGAATCTGTTTTTGAACAAAACAAAAATGAGGAACATATCGAAATGGAGTTTCGTCTTGGTAAATATAATGGCGAGTTTTTTGATACTAATGTAGGGTTTGAAACATTTAGGAATACAATGGAAGGGTTAAAAAAGTATCAAAAATGGGAACGTATCCAAGCATCAAAGACGGAAGTTTTTTATCGGGAAAAGGATAATCTTCGTATAACTATCGATGAATCGACCGGCGACGAAACCATTGTACGTAAAGAACGTGTTCATACTGAAGATTTTAAACAAATTGAAGGAACACCCCTCGATATTAGATTTTGTATATCTAAAGAACTTCCAGTGGAACATGATTATGATAGCGAGATGGATTGTAAAAAGACTAAATCGAGAATATCGTTTATTCGTAAAAATCTGTCCATTGATTTAACGGAGGTTTCGGGGAATGTACAAGACATGGATTCAGAAGAATCATGTACATATCAAATTGAATTTGAAATCATAAAACCACAAAATGTGGAAGATAAAGATGCATTATTTAACATGATTCATAAGATAAAAGATGTATTTATTATGTTAGATAAATATATAGTATAATGATTATTTGGATACTTTTATTTGTAATAGCATTATTCTTATTAAGTGACGTGGATATTACAGGTGAAAAAGTTACAGTACTCGGTTATTCAACACAATATTTTTACATGTCACGCGGTGAATCCAAGAATATTTTTGAAAAGATGCGTAAAGATGGATTACCGGATGAATCTCTCAAAGAGTTTATAATGATGGAGGATAGGTTTTTAAATCTTGAGCGTTTATCCGTGTGTACACAAACATCACGCAAAATGGAGGCTTTTGGTCTTTCTAAACAAATTAAAGAACAGTTCTTGGGATACGATTTTTCATACCATACAAAACACCTCAAACAGATTTCTGAGCCATATAAACTTATAAATCGAAGCATAGTATGTTCGTAAGATACAACAGTATACGTCTATGTGAACCGGATTGCATATAAATCATATTATCATAAATATACATCATTAAATTAACGTCATCGGGATCGCGATGTGTTTCTAGATACTCCATAGGATTTTCAGTGTTTATAAATTCATCTGTACAATAATATTGTATTTCCATTTTTCCCATACCTTCTTTATTATTTTCTCTTTCATATCTTATATAATCTGCTAAAGTATAAAATATACTATCTACAATGCTTGACAAAACATGATTATTCCATCGTTTATTGTAATCTACAATAAATCCATGTTTGTTTTGTCGAACACGGTTTAATACGAGTTCACGTGGATCATTCATTTATTTATTCTTGCTCTTATTCTTTAAAGCTAATGGTGGCTTTTGCTGAAGTTCACGTTTTATCTTAATATAATTTTTTACCTTTGTGCTATTGAGAGGTGGTGTTTTTGGTAAATTTGATACGTATTTTACTACATTGTTTACTATATTTTTTCCGAATTTACCATATAAGTTTTTCGCTTCTTTTTCTATAAGTTTCTTTTTAAGATTTTTTTCTTGATTGTACATCCAGTTTTTAACCATCGCCTTTTTTATTTCGTCCGCAACGGTTTTTTTAATAATACCGTTACGAGTTCGTATGTTAAGAGATTTGTTTTTTTCAGCTTTATTTAATTCTTTTTTTACTTCTCTCACGTTTTTATTTAAATCCATAACTGATCCATATTTAGACATCCATCTTTTACCATATAACTTGATAATATCATTTTTAATACTCGAATCGTTAAGACGCCTCTTCTTGTTTTTAACGCTACGATTTCTTTTCAAAAGTACCTGTTCCATTTCATTTGCGAGTGAATTTGGTGTGTTTGGCGTTTTTGGTTTATTTTGAAGTTTATCACATAACGTTTTAACTGTATCTTGTTCATTAACTGCTACACCTTTAGAAAGTGCAAGTGCAACGAGCTGTTCTTTTTTCATACTTCGACACAATTTTCCATTTATTTTATGGTTAGATGTACCTTTTTCTATTGCGTCAAGAGCTTCGCATATTGTTTGTTTTGTATTTTTCTGTCTTACCCCTACAACACCAAGTTTTTTGGCTACATCAAGTAAAACTGGTTTTGTTAACCTATCGCATTTACGACCTCCTATTTTCATTGTACCATTTTTATCATAAGAAATGGATACGTTTTTCTTTTTCGTTACTCCTCTTTTCTTTGGTACTTTAAAACAGCAATCTGAACCCTGTGGATTTTTGCGTATTTCGTAACCTTCTTTACACGGTGGTCGACGTGGTTTTGGGCATGTTGATGCTTTTACACGTTTTGCAACGGGAAGTTTTGGTGCATTTACATTGCGATTAACTAATCCCATTGTGTATCCCATTGTATGAAGTTGTTTTACCATTTCAACACCCAATGTGTAGGTGTTTTCGAGATCGGTTGGATCTTTTTCACCTTGTAATTGTACTATTCCCGAACCGAGTGCCCCTGATTTAGACGATAATACAAACTTGTGTCCTTTATATGTAATGTATAAAAATGGTGATAACTCACCTTCATAAGATATATATTCAGCTTTTAAGGGGTTTTCACTGGCAATTCTTTGTAATTGAAAATTAACATTTGTATTGAAGAACCCAGCTATATTATTATACTCGATATCGTTATACAAAAATACATTTTTTTCGGTATACGCATCGATTATATATTTACGCAAAGCTTCTGGTTGTCGTTTAAGATTTTTAGACCCCAAAAACCCACCTGAAAATCTAATTTTACCGTTTGCATAAATGACAAACGTAAAATTTTTGCGTTCTAATCCATTCATCATATATCCACTCAGTTGAACAGAAAAAAAGTTTTTCGATAAATCACCTTTTAAGCCAAAATTACTCGTATGTATAGCACCTGTTTGAAATCTTCCGAAATATCCTTTAATTTCATTAAGATCGATTGTCAACCCTGGTGCTATTTGTGAATGACCTTTTGGTTTTTGTTTTAAAATGTACTGTAAATTTACGCGCTTTTCTTTTTCTTCGTAATTTTTATTTACGAGGACATTATACATACCAGGATTAAATTTACCCAATTTGAGACCACTTGTATTTGGTTCGGATCGTTGAATGTTTACATTTGAATTTTTGACAAATTGTCTGGGATCCATTTCTTAAAGTACTCTGATATTTTAAATATCATTACTGAATGCCATTTCTTCATTGACTATATCAACACCAAAAATAAAAGCTTGCTTTGGGTACACGCGTCCTCTATATGTAAGTGTTTCTTCACGAACCTCAATATCTCTCTGACTGAACGGACCAACGTAAAAGTCCTGTGTAAATCGCGGTTTACCAAGATTATTTGCTGTACAGTGTGAGTTGAACAATGCAACAAATTCTTTTTGGGGACAGTAAAGTTCCCGTCCATACTTTACACCTGTTGACTGAAGAAAGTTTTCGAGTGTACTCGCTATAGTTGCAACTTGTCTCTGAACTGTTTTGAAGTATTCTGGAACAACGTTCCAAATATCTTTATCCGCGTATTTCTGTGCGTATTCCAAATAAGCGCGAACACATTTTTGTAATATAATTGGTAATTCTTCGTCGAGTTTTGTCTCGAGCATCGGATCTGCATCTTTGACTTGTTTACCAAAGTTCCATGTAAGAATACGACGCAATACACTTCCCGAATTATCTTTCCAATTTGGAACTTCGTTACCACCAAGCACACCCGGTGTTTTCCATTCAAATGACTTTGCCTTTTCGTGTTTTACAGCAATTGAAACGTCTTCACCAGAAACAATCGATTGAAACTCGGCTTGTTCGAGTTGTAAATCTCCCTTTACTTCGGGTGCAATAAACATAAACGCATTATAAATGGATGATAATCCAAATTTCTTTTCGACGTTATTTGAAAGTGTGCGTACATCATCGGCATTATAAAATTTACGAAACACTTTTGTAATAAGCGTCGATTTACCTGATCGCGCAATACCTTTTAGAAATGGTATAACCTGCCAAGCATCCATATCGTTTACGTCAAAACATAACCGACCACCCATAACATACATCCATTTACACACATCTTCACTGAATTTTTGGTAATCAAGTACTGACTGGAAAAGGGGTGTTGGTATTTCATACCAATCGTCCAAATGGTTATAATCCGTAAAATCTTTATCGAAATACTTGCAACTTATAACAGTCTGATCCAGATTTTTGAATTCACGAGACTCGTACGTGTAAAATGCAGATTCGTAAAGACCTGTTTTTGCAGACCATTCCTTACCTATAAAAATACCATTTTTAAACGACCAAACGTGACGATTTTTAATGATTTCTGGAAATTGCATATCTTTACAATTAGTTAAGTGACGAATAACATCATTATATGCAGAACCTCTACTTGATAATGCTTTCCAGAGTTCATATCTTGTTTCTTTTTGTGCCACACCATAAACGTATTCTTGGATAGTTTCAACCTGTTTCCACGCTCTTGTATCCTGATTAGATTCAGTTTTGATCTGTGTAGAACAGTATCCCTTGTACCTTTTGATATTATTTTCGTATAGGTTTTGTAAACACGCGAGAATAGCCTGTTGATACGGTGCTAACTCTTCAACTTTATCCAATGTCGAACATCTAAAAATAGATGGATCAGACTCAGGGTTTATGGGGACGTACGTTGGGTTATTGATTCGTTCGTGAATACGTGCAGCACGAAAAATAATTTGCCACGCGTCATCAACTTGATCTATCAAACGGTTAATTCGCATAGATATTTTCATATCTTCGTCGTCTTCGAGATCCAATAGTTTCAAGACTTCTGCGCGGTGGTAAAGTTGTCCTAATTGCATTTTTAGGCGTTTGTGGTTTCCAGAAACGAGTTCAACATCAAAGCGCGCAGGAAGTCCAGTTTCTGGGTCGAGGTCCTGAGGGTTTATGAAATTTTTGTATCCGAGTTGGAACGAAATCATACTATTGTTTGTGGTATTGATGTCCCACATATCTTCCAATTGGGATAGAAGGTGCATAAATTCTTCAGGGTTAAGGGATTGAATTTGGTTCGTCCACATTATAGCATTCGATTCTCGTGGGTTAGCGTCAGAATTAATATAATGTGTTTCGTCCATTTTCTTCTAATACATGGATTTATTTTTCTAAGCTAATTTTTTGCATTTGAGCCAGCATTTTAATAAGAATTTTATTTTGGACTTCTATATTTCTCGAAATATTTACCAGAGCAGAGCACACAGTATCACCATCTTCGGTCGCGAGTATAGAACTTAAGAGATTACCCATACCCATATCCATCATGTACCCATCCTCATCTTCAAGCATTTCCAAATCGATGTCTTCGTCATCTTCATTATCCGTAAGTTCAAGTTCATCGACTATAGATTCCTGTTCTTCCTCTTCTTCGTGTACTTCTTCTGATTCGTCGGTATTTTCAAGAAGGGTTTCTTCTTGGTCAGTCATTTCTATATACCAGGAAAAATAGTACTGAGTTTTTTCGCGGGTCTCATCTGAAAAAAAAAATCTTGGTATATAGTACAAAAACAAACACTATGGCCGGAGGTCTCATGCAACTCGTCGCTTATGGCGCCCAAGATGTCTACTTGACTGGTAACCCAAAAGTCACTTTCTTCCAGGCGGTTTACAAACGCCACACCAACTTTGCGATGGAAAACATCGAACAAACTGTTAACGGTACCGCCGCTTCCGGTGGTCGCGTTTCCGTCACGATCGCCAGAAACGGTGATTTGATCGGTGACATGTACGTTGAATTGGCGGCGACCGCCACCGTCACCGCGTCGGGCTTGGATGCGTGGGCCGCGGAACGTTCGATCAAGGACGTTGAATTGTCCATCGGTGGTCAAAGAATCGACAAGCACTACCAAAAGTGGTGGAGATTGTACGCTGAATTGTACTTGGACGAATCCAAGAAGCTCAGCTACGGTAAAATGACATCGGCGTCCAAGGCGGGCACTGTCTTCTTGCCATTGATCTTCTTCTTCAACAGAAACCCAGGATTGGCCTTGCCATTGATTGCCTTGCAATACCACGAAGTCCGATTGGACTTTGACTTGGCGTCCGATTTTTCTGACAACTTTACCTCCTTCAAGGTTTGGGGTAACTACATCTACCTCGACACTGAAGAGCGCAGACGATTCGCGCAAAAGGGTCACGAATACTTGATTGAACAAGTCCAACACACTGGTTCGGACACTTTGGGCGCACAGGATGCGGCCAAGCAAATCAGATTGTCCTACAACCACCCAGTCAAGGAATTGGTTTGGTGCACTGACATCGGTTCCAACTTGTGGAACTTCACTAGCACCCCAGTTACTATCAGTTCCAACGTTGCCACTGTTGCGTCCGCGAACTGCTTTGTCTCGCCATCCGCGATCGGTGCACCATTGTTGGCTGCCTCCGAAGGTGCGGCTCAGTGGGATGAAAACTTCGTTGGTCCATTGACTTCCTTCAAGTTGATCTTGAACGGTCAAGACAGATTCAAGGAACAAAGTGGTAAGTACTTCAACCAAGTCCAATCGTTCAACCACCACTCCGGTTCCCCAATGCCAGGTATCTACTCGTACTCCTTTGCGCTTAAGCCAGAAGAGCACCAACCAACGGGTACCTGCAACTTCTCCAGAATCGACAACGCGCAAGTTTCGGTTACCTGCAACAGAGCGGAAAGTTCCCTTCACATGTTCGCGACCAACTACAACGTTCTCAGAATTCAATCTGGTATGGGCGGTCTTGCATTCTCCAACTAAGTTAGTTATCTAGTCTAGTAAAAAATAAATAAAAATTAGATTTTAAAATTTAGACCAAATTTTAAAATCTAATTTATAGTATAAAAAAACAACATGGGGTTTGGTTCATTAGCAAAAATGGCTGCAAAAGGTGTAGCTAAAAAAGCAAAATCCGAACTGAAAGATTCTAGAAAACAATTAGTTTCTATAGCAAAAAATAGAGGTCAACAGGCTATAAATGGAATGAAACAAAATGCAATTACGTATGGAACTGTTAAATTAAATCAAGCACAGGCGCGTGTTTCTAATAGAATGGGTGCTATAAAAACAGGTTTGGTACAAAACGGGCAACCTATTATGCAAGGTCCAAACGGTGGTAACTTCAGACTTGGTCCAAATGGACAAAGATTACCCGTATTATAATTTAACTCCCAAAACTCGGCGTAGTTTTTGCATGATTTTAGGATCCGGAATAGCTTTACCCGATTCGTATGAAGAGATGATATCTGTTGATACGTTTATGAGACCCGCGAGATCTTTTTGTGTATACTGTTTTGCGACGCGTGCTTTTTGAATTGTTAATGCTGTTTCTTTACTGACTTTTTTGTGTGTACCTAACTCGGTTTCATCGAGTTTTTGTTCTTTTGTTTTACCCGAATACTGACTTCGTTTAGGTAATTTTATTTCCTGACCCATGAACTTAACATACTTTTCCTTTTCCTTTTCCTTATTAACTTTACCGCGAATAATAATGGGATCCCAGTCTTGGTAATGGTTCATTTTAATTCAAAAAGACTTAAAATTTTAAGTAGTGATACAAATATAATGGAGACTATTTACGAAATACTAATAGCATTTTCCGCATTTGGTGTTTTGTATATGAATTTTGATAGAATTATGTATTGGTGTATTTCAAAATCAGACGACGAAACATAAAGATTTTATCGTATATACTAATAATGATAGAAGTCTACACAGACGGAAGCTGTCTCGGTAACCCGGGACCTGGTGGTTGGGCCTATCTTATAGAAAACGTGATAGGTCGGGGAGGTTCCAAGATAACCACAAACAATATAATGGAAATGACTGCGGTTATAAAAGCACTCGAGAAGTGTATTGAGATGGGATACGATACTGTAACTATATATACCGATAGTAACTATGTAAAATTGGGGTTACTCGAATGGTCTAAGAATTGGGAACGGAATGGGTGGAAAACAAGTAAAGGTGAAGATGTTAAGAATAAGGATTTATGGGTACACATGTTATACCTGTTGCGTAAAATTGAAAACGTTGAAATGAAATGGGTCAAGGCACACAACGGAAACGAGAAGAACGAACGTGTCGATACATTGGCGCGCGAGTACGCATACTTATTTTCTAAGAAAGAGTAATGAGTACACCAGAACAACACCATTGGTGTCCAAACCAGGAACAACTTCTTAAACGTTGGGCCGAAAAGGCTGCTGGGTACCGGTGGTTACATAATCACGCCCGCGTTTTATATAAACGTCAACACGATTGGTTATCGTACCCGTCTATAATTATATCGAGCATTACGGGTGTTGGCGGCTTTGCGGTTTTGAGTCCCGATACGAATAGTATGTCTGATGACCAAAAACAAAAGATTATTATTTTTCAATACTTTTTTGCGTTCATGAACGTTATTGCGGGTATACTTACATCTATATCTAAGTTTAATAACTCGGCACGACTCATGGAAATGCACTCGGCTATGTCCGTACAATACTCGAAACTGTATAGGAACATAGATATGGAATTATCTTTGGAAACGCAACACCGCGAGGACGTTTTGGAATTCGTGAACAAAACCCGTGTCGAGTACGATCGATTACTCGACGAGGCACCCGATATACCTTCCGAGAGTATTAATGAGTTTAACGAAACGTTCCCTGATAAAGAAAACAAACCCGACGTGTGTAACGGTTTGAGTGTTATTAATTGTGAAGAAGATACGACTAGTCACAAAAACATGGTGCTCAGAAACTGGTTACTCAAAAAGCGACCGGGAACACCGACAACACCGAGACCTTCGGTCGAATTGAAATCGTATAATTCGGAAGAACAAGTTTAAAATATTATATAATTGTAAAGTAATATGGGTATAATATACATGTTAACATCACCAGATAATAAGAAGTATATAGGACAAACTATACAGGGGTTTACGAAGAGGATGTACGGACATAAACATGGAAAATCATATTGCAGAGTATTAAGAAATGCGATCAATCATTTTGGTTTTGATACTTTTAAAAAGGAGATAATTTGGGAAGGTGATAACTGTAGTCTTTGTGATATGGAAAAATATTATATCAATGAATACGATACATTATATCCAAATGGTTACAACCTATCTTCTGGAGGTGGGAGAGGAGAACATAGATGTAAAGATACTATACAGTTAATGGTGAATAATCAGAGAGAAATGGCTAAACAAAGAAACAAAGGGCTTCTTGGATTTATAATAGAAAATCGTTCAAAAAAAGATGGACATATAACTTCTTGGAGTTTTGGAACATATAAACTTAGATGGGGTGGATTTAAAACAAAAGAAGATGTGTTAAATTTTCAGAAAAAATATACAGAAAATCCAGATAATATTAAGAAAACATATTTACAAAAAAGATCAAAAAATGGTAGTGGGTGTGTGTATTATAGACAAGATAGAAAAAAGTGGTGTTTGTCTAAAAATAATAAATATATGGGTTCGTATGAAACAAAAGAAGAAGCCGAAAAGGCAAGAATTCTATTACTATAAACCAATTTTTACATATGGGACACATATGTAAAAAGTGATATTCCCGCCGGGTATCGATCCCGGGATATAGTCTTAACTCCGAACTTATGAACTAAATCATAACTTGACATACTTTAAAAAGTATAAGGACTATGTGATGACCATTTCACTACGGGAACCTATATAGTATACACACTTATTCTTTAAGTTACACACGCTTAAAAAATACATCCATATATACTATATGAAGTGCTGGTCTTGTGCACACACCCCAGAGTATAAACGCGATCAAATTCGGCGGAACGTTCTCGAAGGTACGTACTCTAAGAAACCAAACCTTGGGTTTAAATGTCGCGATAATGCGCGTCTTCGGTTACGGTTTAAGGAGGCTATAGAGTACGCTCACGATACGTGTTCGGAAAAATCGACGGACGCGTGTTTCAACGCATGGGACGAGGTTGACGAACTCGAAGACTCGATGATGCGGTACGGTATAAATTTGTATGACGATAGTAACATGCGGTACGGATCACTTCTTCGACGCGCGTTTAAGGTTCGTTGGAACATACGTAACGTCGAGGACCATCACGTCATACCAGCACAGTTCAAAAGCCACCCGGTCGTTGAAAAGGTAAACTACGATATTCACGCGAGCGAAAACATAATCATGATGCCTCGCGAGATCGGTAATTTACGAACGAACAGACACACGCACAGAGGCGGACACAAAGCGTATAATAGGTACGTGGGCGAAGTACTCGATTCCATGGAAACTATGGAATTACCCGAACCAGAATTTAGAAAGTTTGTTGACTTTTTAAAAATTGGGTGTCGTTATCGTCCTCAAGATATACCTTGGAACTAGTGTAAATTACCATCCATACTCGAGAACATCTGTAGTTGCCATGGGGTACCGTTTCGAGAAAAACTCGCGGTTCCCCCAATTACTGTGTCCAATGGTACTGTTATGGGTACGATCAATGTGTAAACAGTGTCTGAGATCCTTATAGTAAACACGCGCACCACGCGCGATTATATCTTCGTGTTTCATGTCGACGTGATTATCTATGGGAAAAAAGTGTTTATAATACTTTTTCATGTTATCGACGTGTATGAGGTAACACTTGGTACTCGAAATCCACTTAACGCGTTCGAGTCCGCTCTTTTCAGCACTTTCCTTATCCGGGTATCGCGATAAACAGTGGAAGAAACACATTTCGAAATCGTCACCCTTTTTGTTTATAACGTCCTGAATTTCCCGGTAAACGCGTGTATCTTTTATGACGACGTTATCTTCGAAAATAACCGCATACTTGAGGTTTTGGTCGAAACACCTTCGGTAAAACTCCATGTGACCCATGTAACACCCAATAGCACCTAAATTGAAATAGGTAATATCCGGTCGCGTTTTGTTCGCGTTATAGTGAAGTTTTAACGCCTCGCGGTAATAGTTCGGTTCGATGATTTTTTGGTACTTTTTGGCATTTTCGAGTTTCCTGGTATCCGTACCGTATATGATTTCTAG